TGAAAATGCTCTTGCCACATTTTCTATCATCTCTTTTGTTGTTGTTCCTACACCTCTTAGCTTTGCCTTTATCATCTCTCGCCTGTGTTCATAGGATAAAGATAAATCAGTTTTCAAGCCATATTCTTTTTCCCACAGTTCAAGTCCCCATGTCGCAGACTCGATAAAGCATTGAGAAGAAACATCTTTTTCTTTGCAATCAAGTTCCCCAACTTCTTTGCCCAAGCTATCCTGTAATGCGACCATTTCCTTTACATCTTGCCAATATGTCGGTAAATAGTGCATTAGTTCCTTATAGCACTCGCTCATTATCTCACCTCAAATCTCACATCAGACAAAAGAGGAATTTCCTCATCTTCAAGTTCAATATTGGCGGTTACACCGTTTATTTTAAGTTCACTGTAATCAAGAACATTATCCGTTTCAAGTAGGATATTTCCTACCTTTGCAAGAGACAAATAGCTCGTTTTAAACACATTGTCTTTAAAAAAATCTTTTACTCTTGATTTGAAATTAGCTGTTATATTATCAAGCCCCGCCCCTTGGACAGTCTTTACATTAGCAGTAATTGAAATACTTTTATTTTTAGCAGATACGACCGTGACGGTAGCTCCAATGGGTCTAACTTCCTCAATATGTTTTTTTACTTCATTTATAAGAGGTGCATCTGCCACTTCCATTTTGTTATTAACAATAACTAATTTTACAGTACCGTTTCCGTTCCAAAGCGGAAATACTTTGACAGCTCCAACTCCATTTACCTCTAAGCTCCACCGCCTGTAATGATATATATTACCTGATGTCGCAGGTTCCCTTACCTTTATAAAATATCTGTTTCTTAGGTGTTCCGTACTCTCTTCATCTTCGCCATATCTTTCGATTTTCTTAAAAGTAAGAGAATTAAAGCCTTCGATATCTTGTATCGGTGTAAAACTTACATCTTTAACATTTCCTATCTGACCTGCTGTTTCACATTCAAGAGCATATATGCCTTCGTCCACTTTTCTTATCACTTTAAAATTAAGCTCATCGACATTAAACCTATCCTCATTGTCAAGCTCTAAGTCCGTAGGATCCACAGTAGCAAGGATAATAGAAGTGGTAGGTGGAAGTATATCCACACCGACAGATTTTGCAATTTTAATGAGATATTCTCTATCCGCAGTTTCATAAATGCACCATTTCGACAGACACAGGAGAAACGGCATCAAAAATCATTGAACCTTCTCTTTTATCAAAATCATCAGAAACACGATTTAAAGTATCCGATAATATGTCCTCATACTTTTTTACAATATCCACTAATTCATCACCTCACCACTTATCTTTACATTCCCAAAGACTGTCGACACTTCAAAAGAAACAAAAACAACAGATTTTTTAGACAGGTCGAAATCAAAGTCGAATACTTCAAATATTCTTTCATCTTTAAGTAAAGCCTCTTTAATTCTTCTTTCAATTTCAACACAAGCATAAGACCGAGGCATACCGAACAAATCTTTGAGATATATTCCATATTCGTCAGAGTATATAATATGCTCGCCCTTAGTAGTAAATATGACTTTATAAATAGCCTGCTCCATTGCTTCTATCCCGTCGACATTATGTTTCAGAGTATTGTTATATATATCCAAGCCATAAGTATAAGTCGGCTCATCTACTATCTCTATATTTACATTTTCAATTTGAGGTATCATTACGCACCTACCCTGTCTAAGACTACAAATCTTTGACCGCCACTGACCCTGAGAAGTATGACCTTATCACCTTTAACAAGTTTATTATGGACTAAAAAAGTTTTTCTACCCACATATCCGTGAATATGCTTTAGCCCACTCACAGTAACCGTATCAGTTATACCGCTATACTTATGCTTGTGCTTTTCCTTAGCCTCAGGAGTACATTTTTCATCATCAGTTACACCACTATACTTATGAGCATGTGAAAAAGACCCGTCAAGTGCCTCTTCAGTAGTATGATTTACCGTCATATCCACATTATAGTCAGTAACATTTCTTGACAGCACTAATTGTTTTTCACCAAGGATAAGTTTTTGGTCAATAGCTATTTTAAGCGGACTGTCCGAAACAACATCGCCAAAAAAAACATCACAGATCTTGCTATGCTCCACCGCATCCAATGCTGATTTTTTGATAATGCCGACAAAATCCCTTGCATCAAGCACTAAAATCACCCCCTATAAGCAACAAATCCATAAAGTGTTCATCGCTTTTAAAAATATGCTTGCATTTTTCTACAATAAAATAGTTTTTAGTGATAATATCTCCGATATTAAGATTTACGATTACCATACTGCCGGCTCTTACTTTCAAATTGCCGAATACACCTTTTAAAGTCAGGTTTCTTGTCTTATGATTATACAGTTCAAGTAAAGCATCTGCTTTTGCCTTAGCATTTTTATCACTTTTAATATCTTCAAAATACTGCAAAATACCCCACTTATTAATATTGTTGCCGTCTTTTGTAATATAAATATCTCTCTTGCCTGTTTTTTTATTTTTATACGACAGCTTTATAGTGTTATAGGTATTGGCGTCTATCGAAGAAGTATAATCAAAATCTTGTAAACAGTCCTCATCAATCAAAAGATTAGTTTTCATATTAGAAATATTTTTCAAAGTCAATTTTCCGAAGTTATCATACAAGACATACATCTGCTTGGTATTTTGGAGTGTTTCGTCAAGGGCGTTTTGCACCATATCAAATAAGGTCGTATTTTCTTCCACCCTTGACTTTATCTTAAATTTCGTATCTTCGACAGCTCCAACTTTTAAGTTGAAATCATTGGCAATCATCTTCAAAAATTCGCTTGCAGTCTTATTCTCATATACGATAGTATCTTTATTCTTCAGATACCTGAGTTGGTCGTAGCAAGTTACATCTATCCTGTGTTCCTTGTTCCTTTTTTTAGTAAACACAAAACCGAAAAATACTTCCTTATCGTCTTTTACACATCTGACTTCATTACCTTCCTGAAAATCAATATAATCATCCTTTACTACCTTAAAATTAAGTTGACCCGGTGCTCCTTTTCTTTCCGTAGAAAATGTAACTTCATCTTCTACCAAAGGCTCATACGTCTTGCCCTTGTTTGTAATAAATATCCTTAACATATCCACCTCTAAGGCATTTTCAATACCTGACCTACACGAATTACATTAGGATTAGTTATACTGTCCCTGTTTAATTCGTAAATCTTCTTATACATTTCACCATTTCCGTATTTTCTTTTGGATATTATCCATAAGGTATCTCCTTGTGCCACCTTATACGTCTTGTACTTACCATTTTTGCCTTTATCCTTTGCCTTTAATTTCGATACAATATTTTTCGCCACAGTCGAAACTTTTTTTATCTTTCCGGAGCCTTTTTTTATCTCTTCGTATATCTTGACATCAGTTTTATATTCTTTAAACTGTTTCAATTTCACTGATATTACGACATCAAAGCCATCTTTTGCATCGTCTTTTATAGAATACTCCTCAAGAGATACAAGAGAGTTAGTCTCATGCAAAATCTTTCCGCTTGGCATATTCCTTAGTATGACAAATCTTATAGGCTTTTTTTCAGCCTTCCAATTTTCAAACTTATCAATATAAAAATGTACAGGTTTAAATCCGTCCGGATAGACAGCAAACGGATATTTTGCACTTGGGATAAGAAGGTCAAAATTACAGTCAAAAAGACCGCCTGTCTTTAGTATATTAATCTCCAAACCATTGATAAGATTAATTGTTTCGTTCTTATTTTTAATCTTCACTGTAATATTAGACGGAGCAACAGGCATCTGTACCCCGTCCAAAAATAACTCATACATTAAATATGCACTCCTTCCGCAACAGAATTTACCGCCTCAGCAGTTGTTGTTACCAAGTAGTCCACGACACCGTCAAGGTCCATATCGGAGTTTATATTGTTGTTGTTATGCTGCTCTATTTTTATTTCCGCAGTGGTAAATCTGTTTATAGCATCTCTTGCCGCAATATCTCTAAGATACTTCAAATCCTCTTCAGACTTAGACAATTTATCGTGCATAGCCCCTGTATTATCTTTGATTTTACCGACATCTGCAGGGAGAGTTGCTCCCATACCAAGACCGTTTAGTTTAAGTCCACCGTCATTTTCAGACATTAATTTGGCCGTTTGAGTCAATCTCAATTCATGCTTTGCATTTGCCTCTGTTTTTAACGCTTGAAGATACATATCTCTATTTTTTATATTTTCGTCAATATTGTTTCTAATTTCTTCAAGTGCTCCGTTTCTTCCTGCTTTAGCCGCCTCATTTTCTATTGCCACCTGAGTTCCAAAACTTACTTGTTTAATTAAAGGAATGGCAACACCCGGAATATTATTTACTTGCTTAATAAGCTCGTTGATGTAATATATTGCACCATTTACAAAATTTTGGATAATCATTAAACCGCCTGCTTTCATATCACCGAGCGAATTTAATATACCAACTCTCACTTCTTCAATTTTCAAGCTCAAGAGCATAAAGCCGTTCATTACTGCAAAAACTCCTGTTAAAAAACTTATTTTAAAATCATCAAAAGCAGTGAGCATTACATCCATAGCAATAGCCCACGCAACACGGACGCCACCAACTGATTGTATCCATTTGTAAATCATATAGACAAGTATACCTATAATCATAGCAACCCACATTATAGGATTTTTCCATAAAATATCATTTAATATAAATACTGATGCTGATGCCGCCGCCGCACTACCTGAAACATATGCAAGTGCAAGAGACAATAATCCTTGTGCTATAGTATATGCTGTTGTTGCTAACGCAGCTAATTTAGTAATAGCAAAATATGAACCGATAGCAACTACTACCGCAAGTACAATAGGCTCTAAAGTTGCCCAATTCTGAGCAAGCATTGAGATAAATTCGAGCAACGGTCTACTTACATCAATTAATCTGTTTACTATGTTTGTCCATACCTGACCCCACGTCATAGGCATAGAATTAAATCTACTGTTAATTTGGTCTGTTGCTCCAAGCAAAGCACTTTTGACAATACCTGCAGTTATTTTACCTTCCTTTGCCAATGCTCTTATCTGACCTATAGGTACATTCAGATAATCTGCTATAGTCCTAATCACAGCAGGAGCCGCCTCAAATACCGCATTAAGTTCCTCGCCTCTTAGCACTCCTGAACCTAATGCTTGAGTCAATTGTAGAGAGGCGGACGCAACTTCTGCTTGAGTTGCTCCGTTGATTACAAATAACTTATTCAAATTTTCGGCAAATTGTATTGTTTCATCACCGTTGGCAAAAGCCTCGCCGGCATTATTGGCAAGTTTTGACACCATAGCCATAGTAGACATATAGCTTGCTCTTGACCTTTGAGCTGATGCGAATATTTTTCTGTCCATATCTGCTATACTGCCCTTGTCGTCTACAATTACGCTTAATTTTGCAGATGATGAGGCTAAGGCATCGGATAATCCGACTATTTTTTGGATACCTCTAAGTCCGGCATAAGCACCTATCAAACCATATAGACTACTTGTCAAGGCATTTACTTTATCCTTACTTTTGTTCATATTTTGTATGAAGTAATTTGATTCATTTAATGGAAATTTAGATTGTAAACTTCTAAGCATATTACCAAGGTTTCCCGTAGCTTGTCCTGTTGAGTTGATAGATTGCTCAGCCTTTTTATATTCAAGTGCCAAGTTCCTTATCATAGAGGCATTATAAATCATATTGTTGTCAAAAGTTTTCATAACTGTACTTGTCTCTGCTACTTCATTTTTTGTTTGACTAATAGCTTTATAAATAACTCTTAAAGGTCCTGACATCCTATCTATTACTGTAATCATAGTCGATATACTTGCCATTAATTCACCACCTTTCATATTTTTTTTGCATGAAAAAAGACACCTTTTACAGTGTCTTTAAAGTATTTATAAATTTACCTCTATAGTTTGTTTTTCCCTCTTATCAATATTACTGACTAATTTACTCGCATTGAGGTTTATTGTCTTGGTTTCAAACACAAGATACTTAGTTTCTTCTTCTTTTAGGTAGCTGATAGCCAATATCCAATTATCCTTATAACTTTCATGGCTTGTTTTTCTTCCACCTATTATTGCACCGATAGGTCCAAGCAACATAGCACCGCCTACAGCACCTGCAATACTGCTGTTATGTGATACATTTACTAATTCTTTTTCGTTTTTATATGTCGCACCTAAAATTCTGTCACATTCAACATTATAATTAGTGCCGTTAGAAATTATTTTTAAATTATCCCATTCATATCTAATTGATACATCCGTACCGTCAGGAATAGGTAATCCTGAAATATGTTTTATTTTATCAACATTAATGATTTGTGATTTTAATTTTTCCTGTTGTCTAAGTTCTTTTTCACGTTTTTTATCATATTTCAGTTTTTCTTGCTCATATATTTTATCTTGTCTTATCTTAATGCTATTTATTTTATTTTGTTCTTTTTTCTCTTTATTCTTTGCCTTAAGTTCATCTTTTTTTCTCTCTATTTCTTCCAATTCTTCAAGAGTGTGTTTGCTCAAATAAATTTGCTTTCTTTTTTTATTTGAAAAATAGCAAATAGCAAGTGAAATTAAAGCGATAACAAAGACAAAAGTAGATGTACTGGCTTTCCCTTGATTTAAAGTAAGAAAAAATGTTAAAAAAACTGAAGCTGAAATACATCCACTAATAACAGAAACTACGAGTAATAACACTTCCATTATTATATCCCCCCATATGTAAAATATTTTTCATACTATTATCATACAAAAAAAATTCACATATGGCAACTATTTTTTACTTAATTTTTTCTCATCATCGGCTCTTATATCTATACTTGCAATAATAAATGCTTTTTCATTGATATCCAAATCATCAAAGGTCGAGGGTAATATATGAAGTTTTTGAAGACAGTAATGAGCATACATAGCCATACTGTCTTCATTTATTAGTTTTTTGCCTCTTCCACCTTATCATCAAGTGTTACGTCAAATCCGCTTAGTCCTTGTACAAAATCACAAAGATCTGAATATTCGCCCGGAGAATCCACCATTTCTTTTATCAACTCTTCAGGGGTCATTACACCGTAGCTGTCTTGTAGTGCCTTGTCATTCAAGTTAGGCTCAATGCACGATGCACACACCAACTTTGCCATATATTTAGAGCTGTTGAATTTAGGCATAGGTATATCCTTTTTACTCTTGATAGTTGCTTGTTGCTCCATACAACTTTCTCTGATAGCCTCATGTTGTGCCGTGCTTATAGGTTTAAACGTCCATACGAGAGGATTGCCGTTTTCGTCTGTAAGCGAAGTTGTCGCCACATAGCTTTTATTTTCTTTTTTTATCTTATTTTCTTTCATAAATCTGCTAAAATCAGACATAATAGTTTCTCCTTACCTTTAATTTTTATAAAAAAGCACCGTTAAAAGGTGCTTATAACAATTTTACTGCATACCAGCAAGCATTTTGAAAGACTCAGGCATTTTGAAATCTTCAAAAGTAAATTCCATATCCTCTTCCAAATACTCACCGTCAGCGTCAAATTTTGCCAATATACCGCCGTCAATATTGCAATCAATCAATATCATTGTTTGTCTGCCTACTGCAGATGTCGGATCATCATTAGATATTTGCATTTCAAAATATATGTCCTCGCCTGTGTCCTTATATTTTTGCATCAAATCCCTAAATATAGACGTATTATAATGAAAACTTGCCTTTCCTGTGCCTTTCCATCCGTTAGCTTTATTTCCCTTTCCTGTCTTACCTAATATGGGAACCTCGCTTTTAGTCTTTTCAAACTTAGCCTCAACATTGATTGCCTGCATGAAATTATATCTGTTTGTCCCTATAGTTACAAAACATTCCGCAAGTTTAGCCGATACAGCATCCTTGCCTTTCATTATAGCGTTAGCCATTAATCTTACCCCCTTATTTAAGCCACATATACTTGCATGTAAAGTTGAGCCATAGCGTTGACTACGGTTACTCTGTCTGTTACAAGTACAGCTTTTTTACTCTCACCTTGTTCAACTGTTACGTCCTTATCTTCAAACTTTTCAATAGCCCTTATTTCCTGTAACACTTGGTGATGTTTGACTATATCCGACCACAACGACAATCTCCCTGCATTATCGTTTGGCACTACTCCAAGATATCTTGTATTAAAAAGCACTGCTATATCATTTGCTATTTGGTCAATTACCCTTATACTTTGATTGTCTTTAAAAACATCACCCTTTTCATCTGTCACAGACACCATCGAATTAATATCGGATAATATTCTTACATCTTTTCCTACGTTATGGAATGTGAATTCACCATCATCTATAGCCTTACCAAGTTGTGATTGAGTAAAATTACATATAGGCATAAACTCACCGTCATATTTTTTGTTAAGGCATGACTTATTTACAGGGCAGGATGCCTCAATACCCGTAACAAAATATACAAGAGATGACGCTATAGCTCCCTCATCTGACACTGTATTTTTTACGTTGATTACTCCTTCATAATCGGCAGCCTTATTATGCACCACCAGTTGAAATTTTGCTCCTACTTCATCCCTCATCCTCTTGGTAAAATTAACATACAGACTTTTAATCTGTTCATTAGTGCTTACAAGACCTATGACATTGAAATAAAAGCTTTCTATTTTATCGAGATATGTCTGATGTGCAGATGTTTCCACAGTACCGTTAGTACCGCCTGATAATTTTATACTTGGGCTTACCTCAAGTGAGGCACCTTTATTCCAAGTAACATAATCATTGTCTTTAAGCTCCTTTGCCGTTGTCACTGTTTGAAAATCCACCTTAATATTGCCGAATTTTACAGTAACATCAAATTTTTGTGCATCATCAATATTTTTTGCCACGGTAACAGACAAATCATTGCCCCTTATACCGCTACATTTTGCACTTGCTATTGTGCTTGTTGCCTTTACTCCACCATTGAGTCTATAAGCATACAAAGTTTTAAGATTTGAGAACAAATCCCTTAGACCTTTCAATTTTTCGTGAGTATATTCATACCCGAATATCTTCATTGAATTTTTTTGAAAATCACCGTTCGTAACTTCGAAAACTTCATTATCCAACCCCCAATCAAGATCAAGTGCCATTGTGCCAT